AAGATAGCGGCTAAACAACTAAGTACGATCCATTACACTGAAGTACCCAATTTTGAATATATAGGGCATATTAGTTATGACTAATGCATGGATTACTTATATATATAATATATATATATATATATACTTATAAGTAGATGTACTAGTACATAGATATACTGGATATATGTTTAAGTATGGAATACATAACAAGAAAATTTAAAAAAAACGATTATCAAACTGTTACTTACCCCGTTTATACCCAAGAGGAAGCAGACGATAGAGAAATAGAATATAGTCCTTGGAGGGAATGCGGGGAAGGTCAGTTTGGTCTATCAGATGATGGATATGTTGCAGAGTGTATATATGTCCGTAAATACAAAGATATTGCTCAAGTGACATTCCCATATGGAAGACAATGGATAGGCGATTCTAGGCTACGTTATGAGCCTCATAGGGATACTGGAGAATATAGTCAGATAGGTACTCGCTCATGGGATGAGATGGAAGCCAAGAAAACTCGCACAAAGAACGCTGTAAAGGTCTATGCGGAGATGATGTTGAATGGACAGCCTATAGATTGGGAGTTAATAGGTAAGGTTTATCGTAAAAATCAGGAAAGACCAGACCTAACTGCTAAAAGATTGTTTAAATCGGAGAAGATACAGAAGATGCTAGATAAAGAAATACAAAAAGCCTTGGTAGATAGAGGAATTGAAAAGGGAGACATCCTTGATATGATACTAGATGCCATTACTATTGCAAAAAACAATGCTGACCCATCCAATATGCTTCGTGGTGCAGAACAATTCGTAAGAATACTAGATATGCTACCTAAAAAGAGTATGCAGACGGATACAGTACAGATTGATATGACTAGTAAGATACTAGATCAGATTGCAAAGGAAGAAAAAAAGAGTCTAAAAATGTCGCAAACAAAGGAACTGACGGAAAATGGAAGACAAAGTTAAAAAACACTGTGTTATTGTAACAAAATCAGAAAATGAACCCCAATTAGAGTCTTTTATGGAGGTAATGAAAACAGTAGCCTCCGATATGGACTTAATTGTCTATGAAGATAAGATAGACCACCTCATTGGAAAAGATTACTAAAGAAAAAAAAGCAATATACGCTAAACTCAAGCAAGATATGATTTTGTTTGGGAAAGTGTGTATGCCTCAGATGTTCTCATCTGATTCTCCTGACTTTCATTATAAGATTGCGGAACAATTAGTAGATAACTCAAAAAAACAGATAAATATTGTTGCTCCTCGTGGACACGCTAAGTCTTCAATTGTAGGAGGTGTATTCCCCTTGTATCATTTAATGTTTGGGGAAGGTAAAAAACTAATTGTACTTGTATCTAGAACGCAAGACCATGCAGTTAAGTTATTAGGCTTATTAAAAGATACAATGGATTATTCAGAACCCTTTAGGTCATTGTTTGGTTATTGGGGAAGTCATAGCGCAAAAAGTTGGGCAAAAGCTGAAATCGAACTTAAAGATGGTTCTATGATAATTTGTAAAGGTACTGGTCAGCAGTTAAGAGGTATCAAAGTTGGAAACCAAAGACCTACGCTTATTATTGTAGATGACCCTGAAGATGAGAATAATACCAAAACTGCTGAAGCAATGGAGTCAAATTTAAGATGGCTATTACAATCAGCAGTTCCATCGGTTGACCCAAACAAAGGTAGAATAATTATTATTGGTACTCCTCAACATCAAAGATGCTTGGTTGAAACCCTACAAGTGATGAAAGGGTGGTTAAATATGACCTTTAAACCCGATATTGATAATGGCAAAGCTTTATGGGAAGAATGGTGGAGTATAAAAAAATTAATACAGAAAAAAGAAGAATTAGAATCGATTAATAGGTTGTCTGTGTTCTATAGAGAATTTATGTGTGAGATTGTAGGGGACGAAGATCAATTGTTTAAAAAAGATGATTTTCAATACTATACAGGAAAATTCTTTCGTAAAGGGGGAAAAAGCTATTTACACATTCTAACACGAAATGGAAATAAGGTTGATGAAATAAAAGCAGTTAATGTATTTACAGGGGTAGACCCAGCATCAAGTGTAAAACAAGGCGCTGACTATTCTGTAATATTTAATATGGCTATAGACGAAGATGAAAATAGATATGCTCTTCCGTACTATAGAAAACACGCTACTCCCTTAAATCTTGCTGAAGCAATTGTAGATAACTTCAAATTATATCGCTCTGAAAAAACAAGGATAGAATCTGTTGGTTATCAAGAAATGTTACGAGAATATGTAATAAAACGAAGTAAAGATGAGAATTTGTTTATTGCGGGATTAAATATTAAAGAAAATCCAAGAACAAGTAAATCACATCGCTTAGAATCACTTCAACCTCTATTTGCTAAGCATAAAGTTCATATTATGGAAGAACAACTAGATTTTATTGATGAATTGCTTCTTTTTCCTAGAGGAAAGCACGATGATATATTAGATGGCTTTTATTATGCCAATAAAGGTTCATACTCTCCGTATCATACCTACCAAGATGCAACGCTTGTTTCCCTCGGTAAAAGATTAATAAAAGGGATTGACTGGCAAACAGCGTAAACACATGGTTGATGAGTGGAACGGCGCTTTTTTAAAATTACCGCTAGTTTCAGTCTATGCCACATACCTCAGAGAAAAATAGCGAAGTACAAAAATCAGAGAAACTGTTAGATCAGTATCATGAGGCAAGAGCTATGTGGGCTTCTCAGGCAATGGAAGATGATGAGTTCCGCAATAATCAACAATGGAAATCTGAGCATAAAAAATCCTTACAGAGTAGAGGGCAGTCTCCTATTGTTGATAATATTATTTATCCCGCAGTAGAACAAGCAAAAGCATTATTAACTGCAAATAAACCAAAATTTCAATCTACAGGAAGAGATGATTCTGACACAAAGGTCGGAAGATTGTTTTCGGATATTATGGCTTACATATGGGATATATCTAATGGAAGTGTAGAGCTGAAACAAGCTATTGACGATTATTACGTCAAAGGAATGGGGGTTATCCAAAGTTATGTTGATGGCATGGCTGATTTTGGCAGAGGAGAGGTAAAAGTAAAAAACATAGACCCTCTAAATTTATATCTAGACCCTAATTCAAAAGACCCTTTTGCTAGGGATTCTGCTTGTATGATTGTTGCAAAGCAGATAACAGGAGAGCAAATTAAAATATCATATCCATCTATGGAGGAGTTACTTCCAGAGATGACCATGAGTACAAATAATGCTAGATACCCTAGTACGGAAAGAGATGGCTCAGAAGACCAACAAGTAGGACCAACTGAAGAAGACTATTATTATAAACATTATGAAATCATAGACCGCTACGAAAAAGTAAAATTACCTTACTTTCATATTCTAGATACAAACACAGGACAAGAGAACATCTTAAATGATGAAGGCTTTATGGGTTTTCTTCAAGAACCTGCAATTATAATGACAAATGCACAGGGAGTGCAGAATGTTACAGAAAAAATAGCGGTACAAGAATTAATGCAAGTCTTCGAGGCTACAGGTGGAACATATCATATGATGCCTGACCCCGTTACTGGGCAACCTCAAATAATGCCAGGAAAAGAACATGAGGGTTCAATTCCAAACTCTGAAACTACACTTCAAGTTGTAACTAAAGAAGATATGATTGATGCTGAAGTGATAGTTGTAAATAAAGTAATTATAGATAGAATACAAAGAATTTTATCTATTGGTGGCATACTTGCAGATAATAATATTTTGGATATAAGTGATTATCCTATTGTGCCATTAATGAATAGACATAATAGAAATCCTTACCCAATGAGCGATGTACGATTTGTAAAACCAATACAAGAGTATATTAATAAGATTACATCGTTAATCATTGCTCATGCTTCTAGCTCTACAAATACAAAGCTATTGATCCCCAGAGGTTCGATGGATAGAAAACAATTAGAAGAGCAATGGAGTAAGGCTGGAACAGGAGTTATTGAATATGACCCTGAACTTGGACAACCAATTGTTGCGGGTCCTGTACCTCTTCCAAATGAATTATACAAAAACAGAGAAGATGCTAAATCAAGTATTTATCATATCTTAGGCATACACCCTTTATCACAAGGCGACCCTGGGTCTGCCCCACAAACATATAAAGGAACTGTAGCAATAGATGAATACGCCCAACGTAGAATAAAGTCAAAGCTAGATGATATTGATGAAATGCTAAATCAATTAGCAAAAGTGGTAGTACAATTCATTCAGCAGACATATACAGACGAAAAAGTAGTTCGCCTTATGAAGCCAGATGGTAGAGTAAGTGAAGCATTACTAAACAAGCCGATTTATGATGATTTTACAGGAGAGCTTGTTGGGAGAGTAAATGATATAACCATTGGACAATATGACCTTGTTGTCGTTAGTGGTTCTACGCTCCCCTCAAATCGTTGGGCAAGATTTGAATATTATATGCAATTATATCAAGCTGGAATTATAGACCAAGTAGAAATACTTGAGCAAACAGAAGTGGCAGATACGGAAGGGGTACTAGAACGTACATCTGTTATGCAACAACAGCAACAAATGATAGAACAATTGCAAGAAGAATTAAAGAAAGTTAAGGGAGACCTTCAAACTTCTGAACGTGAGAGTGTTCACGATAAAAAACGTGTGGAAATGGAAAAATTTAAATCGCAGTTAGGTAGAGCCAGTGATAAGACCGCTAAAGCAGTAGAATTGTTTGAAGCGAGATTAGGTGACCAACTAACAATGGAAAAGGGTAAGAAAGAAAAACCACAGGTTGCTGCCTCATAAGGCAAATCTGTAAGGAGAATAAAATGGAAGACCAAATACAAGACATCGTTGCTGACGAAAGTACAAATGATGGGTTAGTAGAAAATACTGAAACTGTATTAGAGCCATATGAAGATACCAATCAAGAGGGCGGTATGTATATGGCCGAAGAAGGTGTGGAAACACCTGTGGCAGAAACTCCTCAGGAAAATCCTGAAGAACAACGCCACGAATATTGGCAAAGTAAATACGATCAAAAGGCGAGTGAGTACAACAGAATGGAACAAAGGATAAAAGAGCTTGAGCAGTTAGAACCAATTGCTCAGCATATTGACAATAATCCTTGGATTCTTGATAATGTTGCTAAGTCACTCTCTGGTGATACCCCTCAGGTTCCCTCGCAAGAGAAATCTGTAGAATCATTAAAGAAACCTGAACGACCTAGTAAGCCAAGTAACTATGATGCTTCTGAAGCGTACATGGACCCTGAGTCTGTTAGTTTTAAGTATCGAGAAAATCTAGATGACTACCGAGAAGATTTGGTTAATTATCAAGAAGGACTTGAGGCTCAAAGACAAGCAGAGTTAAATAAGCAATACGAACAACAACAAATGCAATCACAACAAGCGATGGCTAAACAACAAGAAGAAGCTATGATGCGCAATCTTACAGATAGTTATGGATATACTCCAGAACGAGCTGATGAGTTTGTAAAATATTATAGTTCTCCTGATAGCATATCTCTTGAAAACCTTGTTGCACTTGACAGAATACGTAATGCTCCTAGTACGGCAGAAGTACAAACAAGACAAAAAGCTGAGATGATGAAAAATCGACAAAGTAGAGTGTCGGTTCCCCCTCCTGCGGGTGTAGGTAGTGGGCAACCTGAACCACAATACAATGAAGAGGATTTATTTAATCTAGGCTTAATGGCAAACAAACGAACTTAGGAGGACTTAAATGTCAGCTAAACAATTAGGTAACAGTAGTTCGGGTGTATTATACACAGATCGTCGAGATTTTTATATTCGCCCGAATATTGTTAAAGAACTATGGACTGATGTAACTCCATTTACTACTGTGATTTCAAATCGTGGTGTAGTAAGTGGGTTAGCAGACCCAACATATAAGATGTTTGAACATCGTAACCCGTGGCAAAAGCAAGAGTTTCAGATTACTCAAGGAGGTACTGATAAGATACCTGATAATAATTCTGAATCTCCATACTATCAAATAGTGGCAGATTCCGCAGTTGGACTTAACTCTACTGTAGATGCTTCTTATCTTGGATTAGTTGTTGAAATATGGGATTCTGCAAAAGCAGTAAAAAGAGGAGTAGCATTAGTAACAACTGCTGATGGCAGTGGTTTCAAATTTAGAATGCTTTCTAAATCTGATACTGTTGGTGGAATTGGCAATACAGGTGCTGCAGATAACCAAACTATAGAAATAACTCCAGTTACTAATGATTATTGTATTGTAGTTGGTAATGCACACGCAGAAGGAAGCTCAGCTCCTGAAGCTTGGTCTGACGAGCTAGAAGTAGTTTACAATCAGTGTCAAATCTTTAAGACACCATTGCAAATTACTGGAACTCTTTTAGAAGCCTCTCTTCGTGGAGAATCTTCTGAATTAGCTAGGCTCAGAGACCAAAAATCACAAGAACACAAGATTCAAAAAGAAAGAGCATTTCTATATGGTATGCATCCTTGGAATCTTAGTGGTGGTTTTAGCAGTTTAGAATCTATTGCCGCTAGTGATGGTGGAGCAATCAGAACAACAATGGGTATTATTCCTGCAATTGAGAACAATGCTAAGACTGGAGATGACCAGAATAATTTTACTATTTCTGAAGCATCTTATAGTTATGGCGCATTTGTTGACGATATGGAAAAAGTATTCCATTATGTTCCTGAAGCTGGAAGTAAACGTGCTTTTGTTGGTGCGGGTGCATTAGGATATTTTTCTAAAATGTCTGGTGCAAGTGGACTTGCAGGTAACTCAGGTTGGACTGTTAGTTTAGGCGACATGAAGCGTGATGGCTTAGGATTCAATTACAGAATGCTAGAAACACCTCATGGTATGCTTCAGTTAATTCCAACTCCATCTCTAAGAGGACCATATAACAAATCTATGGTTGTTGTCAGTGATGAGAACTTGTCTTTGATGCAGTATCGTAGACCAAAGTTCCAAGCAAACATCAAAACTGATAATGCTTACGATGGTGTAAAAGATCAGTACTTCTCAGATGAAGGTATTGGTTTAACACTAATTGAGAGTCACAAGCTATTCAAAATAGTAGACTAAGGGAGGTTAATTATGGCTAGACCTTATCTAGGTGGTTCAAGTGGTGGAGTCAAAGAAACTACAGCAGATGTAACTCTACAAATAGCTGATAGTGGTAAAACCATTTTTGTTAATGGTGCGACAACACACGATGTTACTCTACCTGCAGTATCTAATAAAGGTTGGGAAGCTACGTTTATTATTACAAACGTAACTGCCGATGTAGATATTGTACAAGCTGGTGCTGATGATGATTTTATTGGAGCAATTGTAGATGGAGCTGGAACTAAAGATTCAGCAGTCTCAGGCGACACTAAAATCATTTTTGACCAGAGTGGTGGAGCAACTGTAGGCGACAGAGTTCACATAGTTAGTAATGGTACTAATTGGTACGTTAGTGGACTTTGTGATAACGCCGCAGGTGTTGTATTTGGTTAAACACAGGTAACTAAAAGAGTGAGGGGCTTTATGCCCCTCCTCTTGCGAGAAAATTATGGCAAAAAAGAAAACAGTGAAAAAGAAAGCGGTCAAACCGAGTAAAAAAAAAGACCCCGTTATGGACGCTCTAAGAAAACCTATTAAAATATGACTCAAGAACAATTAATAGAACTTGTCAAACTGCATCATCCCGATATGCCTGATACATTAATTCGTGTTTATTTAAATAAAGCATTAGAAGATTTTTGTAGAAAGACTAGAATGATAAAAGGGTATAAAAGTGTTAGCTCTGTTGCTGACCAAAGATATTATGATCTTGACTCGTCTATTATTGAAGTTACAAGAGTAGATATTGATAATTATGAAATACCTCGTTTAGTAGGAAAGCCTGAGTTCGAAGATGTCAGTTAGAAGTGATGCAACAAAACACGCTTGGTGGGTTGAAAGAGATAAACTTGGTTTAGCTAGTAAATCTTCAACAGATACAGATAAAGATTATGTAACTATTGGGGTTGGTGGAACAAGTAATGTTACGATTCATGCAGTATTAAAAGATGAAAAATTTGTAGCAACTACAGGTGGGGATGGTTCGGGAGGAATTAGGTTAGACGAAAAACCAAACATCCCTGAAGAGTTTCACGAGTCATTGGCAAACTTTGCTATTGCTAAAGGTTATGAGATGAAACCTGAAACTTTAAATCAAGCAGTTTATTTTAGGAAGCTAGTTGAAGATGAAATAAGAGAAGCTAAGAAATACGCTAATAAAGGCAGAGTTGGCGATGGCTATACAATTATAGGTAGAGAATATTAATGCTTTCATTTAAAAATCAAATAACAGACATACTAGGTCATGATATTGGAGACGATAGCATGATAGACGAATCTTTAATTGCATCAGGGATTGAAATAATAAAATTAACACCTAATGAAAGATTATTAAAAATTGCTCAAGAGCAAACTATTCCAACTGGTGGTTTAAATTCTCCTGATAAAAAAATACTTCAAGTTCATAAAGGCAATTATATTGCAAGAGAAGTAGAACTCTCTAAAAAAGCAAAAGTATTAGATAATGGTTCTATATTTTATGCAACTACAACTGACCCTGTATATTATTTCGATTCGCAAAAAGTATTTAT